CTTCTTCTCCCCAGTTGTCAACATGAATGTTCATGCTTGTTCCAGAGGGCCAGTACGTTAACCAGCCCGCTACAAAAAATAGAGATTCTGGGTCGGGGTCATTAAATGCAACACCGCATTTTTTTATAAAGTCGTTTGCTCGCTCTTCAATAAATTCTTGTTCTTCAATCTCTAACTCTGGGTCATCTATGACAAAACTTTGTGGTGTGTCAAACCAAGAACTGAGTCTTTTATCTTTTTCATTGCGAAGTTTTTCTGTAAAATAGTCGCAAACTTTGTCAGGTATTACATTAGGAAATATTTTAATAGAATCAGGTGTTTTCATTTTTTACTTTACTATTTTTCTAAAGTTTTCAAAAATGTGCTGCTGACGGCGAGCGTCAACAACGGTGAGGTTTAATTTCTTGTAGTTAAGATACAACTGTTCTTCCAACTCGTCAATCTTTTGATTTAACTTCTTCTTACTAATCCACATCATTATTCCTCTCGGGTTCGCATATGTCTGCGATTTCTTTTAGTAGTCCCCGAATTTTTTCCAGGGATTGGTCAATAGCCCAAAAGCCGACAATTGTGTCTAATGATTCTAGTTCTAATTTGTCTTGTTCTTCGCTCATTCATTCTCCTGTTCGTACTCATGCACTTCGCTCATTGGTACGTTAAATTGAATTGTAGTTGTTGTTTCAAAAGTTGTTGGTGGTTGCGTTGTTACGGGGATACTCCTGGGGTAAAGAAACCAACCAATTGCACAAAGGATTATTGCTAGTAAAACCGTATTAATCCAACTACGAATATTGCTAGTCATCTTTCCCCCAACTCAGTATTGCTCTAACATACATTGCCACGTACATGATGCTGTACGCAATAAAACCGTACTGCTTAGTAGATAGCGCGTATGCTACCCATAAGCATTCGTTGAGGATAAGAATTCCCCATCCCCAAATCTTCTTTCCCCCGACAAAAAATAAACCGAGCGAACCAACAATGGCAAGAACCCAGGACCACATCAGTTAACTAACATATCCCAAATAAGCATTAACAGCGCACCCGTAACAACACCAATAGCCCAGGTTAGTCCAAAAGTAATATAAAACATTAGTTACCAAGTCTTCCATAATAGGTAGATGATTACAATCCACACGCACAACAAATTAGTTTGAGCACCCATTATTTCCACGCTCCAAAAATACCAAATAACACAAACAAGAAAAATGCTATAGCGCCAACTAAGGCAATGTCTACAACCCAATGAAGCAATGTGTTCATTTTCCATCTTCCCATTCTGGCTCTGCTTTGTGAGGACCGTGCGGTGATAAATGAACCCAAGGGTCATCATCACCAATGTTTTCCCAATCGGTACCATCTCGTGAGTACTTAATAATCTTTAAACCACAGTGTCTGCAATCAGTCATAGTTTACCTTTCCAAAAGGCCCAAACAGCAAATACAGCAAGGCCAAAAATTAACAGTGAGTTAATGACCACATACATTAGTCAATTTCTCCGCACGTTGCACAACGAATGCTAAGGTCTGACCTCCAGCGTTTACAAGTTGGGCACATACCAGGAACAAAACTAAAAGGGTCTTCTTTAAAAACAAGAATAATGTCATCTGGGTTTTGAACAAGAACAGTTTGTTTGTCGGGCCATTCAACTATGGGCCAACCGCGGGCGTTGAAACCCACAATCTTGCCTACGTATTTTTCCCAGGTGACACTATCACCTACTTCAAATTTTTTCTTCATTTTCCGACCTATCAATTGCGTGCTGTAAAGCATAACACAAAAACTGGGTAGGACGCATTCCCTTTTCCCTGGCCGCAAGTCTAATCTTGGAAAACTCTGCCTCAGTAAAATCCACGCTAACTTTTATAAAGGTTTTCTTTAGTTTACGGGGATAACGACGATATGGAGTATAGGTCATTAATAGTGTGGGGAATCAACTATGGCTAGGATTCCAAGACTAGGTACGGTTACATAATCTTCGCCGTCAAGTTCAATGCCGTAGGCCATAGACTTGTCAAAGACCACCTTGTCGCCTACCCGTACGTCCATTAGAATGTGGATTCCTGCGCTGGTGTATCTTCCAGGCCCCACTGCTACAACTTCCCCCTGATTAGGCAGTGGTTGTGAGTCTGCAGGAATAATAAAACCAGATTCAGTAGTTTTATCACTGTGGTCAAGTTTAAGAATTACTCGGTCTTCTGTTGGAATTGCGTTGACCATTAATCTTCTTCTCTTTCTAATAAGCCTTCTATTGCACGATACTCGTTTAGTGGAATTATATCAACCGCAAAGTCATCTGACAAGATTAGTTGAATATCTTTCATTGCCTGAACATAGCCGCGGTGCCATGGTCGGTACCAGCGGGGTTTGTCATTGGACATTGTTTTCGCCCAAACAATTGCCTGTTCTCTACGGTCAACCATATTAACCTAACCAAAGCGGTAGAGTGCAACGGTAATTGCCAGTAATTTTTTTAACTCGGTGAAGATGGTCAAGGTGGTCCCAATCCATACCTATGCGCATATCGCCAACTGAGTCATCAGGAAACCAAACCATGCTTCCTTTTACTGGTTTATAAATAAGTTTTAGATTAGGAAATTCAATCTCCCCGCCCTCGTAATCATCGTTTAAATATACGATTGCTGAGTACTTTGCACCATAACCCTTGATTGCTGGGTCAACATTGTCAACATGAAGCGTTCCAGAAAGACCAGGGCGCCAGAGGCTTAGGTCTCCATCCATGTACGGATATGGTCCATCGTCAAAAACTTCTTTAATTTGTTTGCACAAAATTTCGTAACATTTTTGCTTGAACAAACGGTCTTCTTCATCAGGGTCTCTAATGATTAAAATTTGAGGTTCATCAAAGAATGGATGAAGTTTTTTTTGCTCCCACATGGTTATCAACTTATTTGCAAAGTAATCACATTCTTCTTCGGGGATTGCATTTTCAAGTAAGTAAACGTTATTCATCGTTTGTACCAATCTGGTCCATAGGTATCACGACGATAACAAATAATGGCACCAATGTTGTAAACAGGCATGTCAATAAGGCTATCTTCAACCGATTCATTTGTCATTGGCGTACCGTAACGAATGTGATTTTTAATTCGGTGAAGTTTGTCGTTCATACGAATAAGTGCACCCACCCATCCTGGTGTGCCAAACTCGGCACTAGCAAGTACGTTTGCCCAACTATCTTCTGGTGAACCATAGTCTTTAGATTTGCGGTCGTGCATTTCTTTTAACTCAATAAGAACCGCTTCAAATTCAATGCTTGGGTCAAGTTCTACTTTTTTCATTTATATGACTTCTTTCTCCAGAAAACATTTTTATACCATCCATCTGATGCGTTCATTTCGTAATCTCTTCCAATTTGCGCCATTCCAGGAACACGTTCTTGCTTCCAATCTTCACGCAAAAATGGGATGACCTGAACAATAGGCGTTCCCTTTGGAATCAATCCTTCAAAACCTTCTCTAAGAAAAAACGGGTAATTGCCGCCCATCAATTTTGAATCGTTGTCAATGATTGCAGAAACCGTAATAAAAGGAAGGTCAAATCTGTTCAGTGGGTGACAGTAGACAGCGCTGTATCCTTCGGGTAACTCAATACAATGACGAGTAAGCCATGTCCAGTAATACGGTTCGTAACCATGAGGAACGGGCATTGGGTCTGTTTGGGAACTGTGACGAGCACTTGGCCCTGCATCAACGTCGGAGAAATAAAGACTTGGTGCACCCTCTTTGTTTCGTTCAACCATAATGTCGGTCATTAAACAAATTGAATACCCAGCGGTCAAAGAGTCTAAAAAGGGTATGCAATATTTTGCTGATTTTGTGTTGCTGTCACCAGGAATAATTACGTTCCTGGGAATTTTTTTGTACCACTCAGGAACAACAGTTCTTGTTGGAACAACTTCATCTTTATAGCCCATAAGGCTATCCCATTTAAACACTTGTCTCACAAAAACCTCTTTCTAGGTATTTAGAGATTAGCACAAACTCTCGGTCTGAAACGTGTTGCCTGTAAGCCTCAACACAAAGGGTGCAGCGGCAATTGTGTCTACTTTGATGAACAGAAAAAGTTCCATGCACAATTTCTTTTCGCGGATTTCTAACCATGCAACGTGAATTGCATTCACACCATTTTTTCATTTTTGCTCCCCATGCTACTTTGTTCCGAGACTACGGTTCGAACGTAGAATGACAGATTCAAAGTCTGTAGTGTTGCCGGTTACACCATCTCGGATTGTTTTTTTCTTTAATTCTCTTTTACGACGTGAGTTCTGTCTCATCCATTCCATACACTCAAAACACTTACATTTGTGTTTATTATAACCGTTATTGGTTCCATGAACAAGAGGTTTTTTAAATTCACTAATTGTTTTTTGTTTGTGGCAATAATAACACAGAACTTGACATTTTTTTAATTCTTCCTTACGGCGTTTTTCGGAAAAACTCCATATTCGATGAGTGGTTTTACCTGCTCTTTCTATGTGGTCAACTTCAAGTCTTTCAACTGAACCGCATTTAACACATTTGCCGCCTTGAGAATCAATCCATTCAAGACGGCGTTTTTGAAGCCATGTGTTCTGAAAAGCATTTTGTTTTTTTTTGTCTTTATATGACATTGGCTCCGGGGGCACGACTTGAACGTGCGACATATCGATTAACAGTCGATTGTTCTGCCAACTGAACTACCCCGGATTGCGAATTAACGCAAACGCTTTTTAGGCGTAGGTGCTTCCGTAATCTTTTTTGAAGTTGACTTTGGCTTTGGCTTTGCAGGAGCAACCGCAGGCATAAGTGCTTGCAATTGTGCGTCAAGTGCTTCAAGCGAAGAAATAATTTGCTCTGCTTGTTTTTCTGCATTTGCAATATACTTCTCAGCCTTTGCTAGATACTTCTTTGCCACTGCAAGTCCACCGCCAGCAGTACCTGCCCAAGCAGTCGCAACTGAAATAATTGATGCTGTGTTTGACATTTTTTCCTTTCGGGTAACAAAGAGAACAGTACACCAACGGAGCAATCATTGCAAGAATTAATACTTGATTTTTTCAAAACGTGAGGTAGTTTTTGGTATGAAACAATTTACAGAAGTTGAAGACATTCAACATGAACACAAAGCAGAGCCAATGCTTACGCCCAAGCACGTTCGCAATTTCTGTCAAATTTGTCAGCAGCCAATTTACTGGCTAGAACAATGGCTGCACCACGATGGCCAATAGTACCGAGATAAAAAGACTTGAAATGATAGTTGAGCGCATATCTGCCCTTTATGGGCTTAACGTGCCCGAACAAGTTTCCAAAGAAATTGACAGCCTAACCCTTGATATCGAGTGGCTTTGTGATAGACTTACAAAAGCCTGGTCAATGGTAACCTCTTACCAAGAGGAAATAAGGGAATTGTACAATGAAGGAAACTAGAAATGTTGATTGTTAGCATACTTGCTTTTTATGTTGCTGTTGCTTTTTTTGCTTTAGCACGTTATTATATTCTTGCTAATCGTCTTTATGGTTATTTAAAGACACAAGAAGTTGAAGTAAAAGCAATGGACTACATGAAACCTGCCATAAAAGACTCCCTTAGTTGGCCATGGTACGTTTTTTGGTTTGGTCTTAAGCAATGGATTGAGGACCTTACATGAGCGGAATTGAGCGCCCTGCTATCAAAATGCCTATAAGAGGTTCTGTTGTTGCAGAATGCCCAAAGTGTGGTATTGTCTGTGAAGATAGAGATATTAATGTTTCTGTTGAATTTTCTTATGATGAAAATCAAGCGTCAACAAAAGTTTCAAAAATAGTTCGTTCAACTATAAGCACTTGGTACAAAGACGGATTTCTTCACCGTTGTTGTAACGTTTGTGATGCAATTTGGACCGACCCTGCCTTGGACTCAATAAATGAGTAAGGCACGCCAAAAAGGAACAACATTTGAATCTGCGGTAGTTCAGGTTCTTAGGGAAGATGGTTTTCCTGATGCCGAACGTTGGGGAAGTCTTGACATGGCATTGGGAGATATACGAAACCTTCCCGTTGTTTTAGAAGCAAAAAATCACAAAGCAATGGCACTTGCAGAATGGTGCAAACAAGCAGAAGAATCTGGTAAAAAGGCTAGTAAACTTTGGGCCGTTGTTCACCACCGTTCGAGAAAAGGAACACGTCAAGCGTACGTGACAATGGAACTTGAACAGTGGATTATTTTGTTGAAAGCATATAAAGATTTAAATGGTTGACATTACCTAGTATTTTCTATATTGTATTGATTAAGTGAGCGCCAATGGGCGCCATTTTTATTATACGGAGGAATACACGGTGGCAAAAAAACTCAGTAGACGTTCTCAGATGCGCCTTAAGAGAATGATTGAAAGTATTGAGAACATCAATAAATTTGCCAACCGTATAAAGATGGAAGACCTTGAGGAACTAGTACGTAGAGACTCAATTGCCGTAGATTCATCTGAAGGTTCTTCTGGTTCTAGTTTTGCAATTGCCCGCTCAGGCGGGAAGCCAAACTCATCCTCCGTAGAAAGAGCAGTAATTTCAAAGGTTGAAGGAAGACCGATTAAAGACCCCGTGCGCGATGAAGTAAAAAGCATCGAACGCTGGATTATTCAATCTGAAGAAAACCTTCGCCAAATCCACCAAAGTATTAACTTTTTAAAAGAAGGCGTTGAGAAGAAGCGCAATCGTGCTACTTCTGAACCATGTGAAATATGCATGGTTTTGCCAGCGGTTAAAACAGCCATGTGTATAACTTGTTATGCAGAATGGGTTGATGCTGGTGCTCCTGACCGCTTTCGTTGGAAAGCATATAAGCGAGTCTTAACTTCCCCTGAAGGAATTCCGCTGGTTACCGAACAGCCACCAGGCCGCCATCAAAAGCCAAATACTTGACAAACACTAAAAGCCGTGTAATCTTATGAGTAATAATCGCCACCATTGTGCACCTAATAGGGTGTGCAATTGCATCCCTACAGATGAAGAACTTTATCACCTGGGGTTTGAAAAATGGCAAGTTTCTATGATGAGAAAACTTCCTGTTGATTTACAATGGGAAGCACATGATGAATTTATTCGCCGTTTAATGTCAGATGACGACACGGACACATTTCGGTTCTAAAAGGAAACATGCCAATGTCAGATAATTTTGAATCTAATTTTGAAGAAATTGTTCTGGGACTAGGTTCCCTGGTGGGCGAAAACGAAATTCAAGCCCGTCGCGCTCTTGGCGACGAACGCTATGACAAAACGGTTGCTTTCTTTGAAGACGCAAATTTGCTTTTACTTAAAAAAGAAGCAGCACACGTAAAACACGTAGAATCTGTTACAAATCTATACAGTTCTATATCTATTTTTATGCTTATTAGCCTAATTATGGGCGTTGCTTGGTCTTTTTACTTTTGGTTTAGTTAATGTCTAATTTTGGTAAGTTTATATCTGATTCGGTGGTTCCACCAGAGGTAGATACTTTTGCCATTCTTGGATACACACCAACTGCTCGTCAGCAAGCATTCCATGAGGCTTCAAGAGAACGTCTTGATGCAATCCTTTATGGTGGTGCTGCTGGTGGTGGAAAATCCTGTGCATTCGTTATGGATGCAATCTGGAATGCTGCCAATTTCCCCGGAATGAAAATTGGTTGTTTCCGTCGTACATACAATGAGTTAGAAGAATCATTTCTTGCTGAACTCGCAAAAAGGCAATATGGTGCCCCCGTTGGTGCTAAGTGGAACTCAACCCAAAAGGTTTTGAAATTCCCCAACGGTTCGATTATCAACTTTTCTTATGCCGAAAACCTTCAAGATGCTTCTCGTATCTTGGGTGGTGAATACCAGGCATTCTACATTGACGAAGCCTCGCTTATGATGCCTGCTGTTATTCAGCACATTGAAGAGCGTCTTCGTTCAGGTAACAAACTCGTTCCCGTCGTCGGACTCCGCCTGGCAACAAACCCAGGTGGAATAGGTCACAAATACCTAAAAGACCGTTTTGTAAATCCAACTAAGCGCGGCAAAATTCGCTTCACTGAAAAGATTGAAGGAACAAAACTTTCTAGAACCGTTGCATTTATTCCTGCAAAGGCTACAGATAACCCTCACATTAACGAAGGTTATGATGCGGTTCTTAACTCAATTCCCGACCCCCAGCGTCGAGCCGCAATGCGTGACGGCGACTGGGATGCAATGGTCGGGCAGTTCTTTGAACAATGGCAGTACTCAAAACACGTTGTCCGTTCATTCCCTATTCCTAAGGAATGGCCAAGATACGCCGGAGTCGACTATGGATTCCGAGACCCATTTGCGGTTGTTTGGGTTGCTATTGATAACGATAGCCGAATGTGGGTTTATCGTGAGGTTTGCTCTAGCGGTCACAACGCAGACGAACAAGCACATATTATTCTTGAGGCTGAAAAAGCCGCAGGTGAAAAAGAAGTAATTCGAATTGCTGACCCCTCAATGTGGGGAAGCCGTGGAACACCACTTTCTATTGCCGATATTTACGGTCAAGAAGGTTGTGGTCTTATGCCTGCAAATAATGACCGTATTAACGGTTGGTCAAGAGTTCACCAGTACCTAAACGATGGTCCCGCTTGCGAGATGCACCGTTTAGAAGGTAAAAAACTTTGCCCTATGCTTCATGTTTTTGATGACATGTGCCCTCAATTTATCGAACAAATTCCAGCACTTCCCCGAAGCGCAGCAAAACCAGATGACTCTGAAACAAGAAATGTTGACGACCACATTGCTGACGCATTAAGATACGTTTGTATGTATGCTGGAGTTCACGCAAGACCTATTATCTATGATGATGGTCCAGTATTTAAAACAAGAGTTCCTGATACAATGGTTATCGTAGAGGAACAAGATGCAGAAACACCAGTACTTCAACCAAATTTTGGAGGGTTGTTCGTTGGCGACCTTGGGCTTAGTCCCTTTAACTAAAGAAAGATAACCGAGATGGCTATATCATCTTTTAGAAAAGGGCTCGAAGAAGCGTCATCGAACTACGAGGAAATCCTTGAGGCACGTCCCAAGAGTTCTCCCAAGCGAGCAGGTTATGCAACCGGTGTTCCCATCGGTGGCGCAACTGAAATTAATCCAGGCTCAAACGTTACCGCCGGTACTCTTGACCGACCAACGTTCATGCAACAATTGTTGCAAGCATACCTGGCCTGCCCTTGGTCCTCTGCTTCAATTGACACAATTGCCCGAACAGCAACCGCTGGTGGGCTTGAGGTAAATTATGCAGGTGGCGTAACTGGAGAAAAGAAAACTCCAGAGGCACCTGAAGAAGTAAAAAAGGTTCAACAACTTCTTAAGTACATCAACCCGCACGATGACGTTCGTCAATTAATGCGTGCAATTATTACAGACCTTCTTATCTTTGGTGACTCTTTCACTGAAGTCGTATGGGTTATGGGGGAGCCAATTGCTCTGTACCCACTTGACCCAACAACAATGACCGTCCTTTCAGACGAGCATGGTGTTATCAAGGGATACCACCAAAAGACACCAACTAACCGTGAAGCACACTTCAGACCAAATGAAGTTATCCACGTTAAGTTTGACTCACCTGGTGACACCCTTTACGGTGTTTCACCAACGCAGAAAAACATTCTGCCTATCACTTCTTGGCTGTTTACCGCTGCTCTCATCAAAGAAACGATGAAGCGCGGTGACCCACTGCGTGCTCACGTTGACTGGCCACTTGCTCTTCCGGAATCGGAAATGAAGCGCCTTCAACAACAGTACGCAATTCGAAACCTTGGCGCACGCAATATCGGTAACCTCTTTGAAACAAAGGGTGGTGCCATTGTGCATGAAATGGGAACTAACCAGATTAATAACTGGCTTAACACCCTTCAACAGCGCCGCGACGAAATCTTGTCTGGGTATGGTGTACCACCTTCAAAGGTTGGTGTCATCGAAGCCGGAAACCTTGGAGGAGGAACCGGCACCCAGCAAGACAAAACTTTCCGCGTCAATACCGTTGGACCAATCCAGGAACTTATTCTTGAAAAGTTCTCATTTGCCCTTCTTTATCAGGCATATGGAATAGGTGATTGGATTCTCAAGTTTGGCGTAGTGGACTGGCGAGACGACGAAGTTATTGAAATGATTCGTGACCAACGTATTCGCAATGGTTCATGGACACTCAACAAGGCACGCGCCGACATTGGAGAACCAGCCGTTGAGGGTGGAGATGACGCAATTCTTGTTGACCGTCAGAACATGGTTCTATGGTCAGACCTTAATGCGCTTTCTAAGGCAAACCTTGCCTCAGTACAAGCAACAACAATTGGTGTGGATGCGCAAACAAAAAACGCACCAGTTCCACCAAATACATCGCCTAACCCTAATGTTACTAAGTCTTCAAAAACCGTTCGCACTAAGCCTACAAAAAAGACTACAGCAATTCCAACAATGGGAATACCAGAAGCACCAAAGGGAACCGAATCTGTATCGGAGTCTTTAGAAGATGAGCAATAATGAACCAAACGCTTACAGTGAAGGTGGCATTATTGATGCAGATACCCTTCCCCAGGCAGACCAAACAAAGCCAATCTTTAAATTTATTTCTTACAAGGGAATGACCGCAGCAAAAGCGGCTCCTCTGGTTAGTAAAGAAGTTGGCTAATGGCTAACTATTTGGGTCGTGCGGGTGCTTATGCGCTGCACAAAAAATACCCTTCTGGTCAGCAATCATCAGCACAGTTGGCCGCTGAAAGAGCCAACCTTCAAAGAGCCCGTATGGCCAAAGGCCAGTTTCGACACACTACGGCCGCTTTGTACAGAGGACTTCGTAAGTCTTCGCTAAAAAGTCGTGAATCTGCAGCATCGGTTCGCTTGTTTAACATGCGTGATATTGCACCATCAAGAGCCCGTGCTCTTGGTGTTCGTTACATGAGGTACAAGGCTAGAGCAACACCGCCAAAGCCAACTATTCGTGGTATTCCTAAAAGATTTGTTGCCCACGTTGGTCCCGGACATTACATGGGAAGAACACGGTGGGGTTCTGCAAGAACTCACAGATTTAGAGCGCGTTTGTTTAAGCGTTCACGTCGTGCCAGACAGGTTAAGCGATGGAAAAATCGTGGTCACCGTTACACCCCAAGATAAATTAAACTATGACAGACAGTTTTTCACCACCACAACAAGTTAGAGCAAATGCTGCACGTTCACTAGAACTGCGCAGAGAACACAATCGCGGCATGACTGCTGTAGGCGTTGCACGTGCGCGAGACCTTTCTAACGGTAAAAACATATCTGCCGACACCATTAAAAGAATGCACTCATATTTTGCTCGTCACGAAGTTGACAAAAAGGGCAAAGATTGGGCAAACAAATCAAACCCCTCTGCTGGTTATATTGCGTGGCTTGGGTGGGGTGGAGATGCTGGTCGTTCTTGGGTTAATGGAATCATTAAAAAACTAGACGCAAAAGAATCTCAGGAGACAACAATGGCCTCAACTAAGGCTGCCACTATTCGTGGTATTTTTCTCAAACCAGGTCTTTCCAAAAACCGTCGTCTTTACACACGCGGTAACATTGCAAAGGCCGTAGAGCGCATGCAAGGCCAGATTCAATCTGGTGAAGGAATGCCATTAAACATGGCTACCAGTCACGCAGCGGCTTTTCAAGACGACGCAACTTCAACAGTTGGTCGTATTACAAACGTACGACTTCTTGCCGATGGCTCTGCCATGTTTGAAGCAGAAATTGCAAATACCGCTCACGGGCGTGACGTTGCAAACCTTGCCGCAGGAAAGTTTATTAAGGGCGTTTCTATTCGTGGTGAATGGCGTGGCAATCCAGAAACGGTTGTACACACTGATGGTCAAGAAGCAACAACTGCTGACGACCTTGCAATTCACGGTATTGACTTCACTAACAGCCCTGGCGTTGAAGGTGCAGAAATTCAATATGCTGCTCTTGCAGAATCACACAACAAACTTGCAATTTTTGAATCAGTAGAAACTGTAGAAGTTGTTTCACGCGATGAGGAAATGGTTGCCTACGAAGCCGCTGATGTAATTCGCGATGCTGTAGAAACAGCCGTTGAAGATGCAGTTAACTCAATCTTTGAAAAAGACGCATCTAAGCCTTACGGCAATGTTACCTACGCTGACCCTGGTTACCAAAAAGACAAGAAAAAGCGCTACCCAATTGAAACCGCCGCACACGTTCGTGCTGCGTGGTCATACATTAATGAAAGTGACAGTGCTAGTTTGTACACAACTGCTCAACTTTCTCGAGTTAAATCTCGCATTAAGTCAGCAGCAAAAAAGTTCGGTATTAACATTGTTAGCGAGCAAGAACAACTTGCTAATGACTTTCAAGAAATTTTAGAGGCTTATGCTTCTATTTCGCTTGTTAATGACTACGACACAATTAATGTTGTTGGTCAAACAAACGACCCTCACAAACTAAGGATTGTTGCCAATCGTATTGCTTTTGGTGCCATTGCTGCCATGCACGCAATTGACCCAGATGACGACGGCGACATTTACCTATCTAAGCCTGACTGGTCACAGGTAGATGCAACCGGCGATGCTGGTGGCATGGGACCAGAGGATGAAGAAATGACAAACGACAACAACATGGAATGCCACGAATGCGGTGCTACCGCTATGGAAGATGCAATTCATTGTCACATGTGTGGAGCGCTTTTGCCAACGTCAATGACGGCAAATGCGCTCGGCTGTAGCAATTGTGGAGAAACAACTCCACAAGACGCTATGTATTGCCCCACTTGTGGGGACCCCGTACCACAGGCAGAGTCAAGCGACAATGCCCCAACTGAAGAAAAGGAGACAGAAGTGTCCGACGAAAACACAACTGAAGAAACTCCGGCTGAAGAGGCAACGCTTGAAACCGCTGCTATCCGTACGCTGAGTGACGCAGACCTATCTGCCCTTGCAGCAATGATTATTTCTGCACAGGCACCTAAGGAATCTGATGAAACAGTTGCAGACACTGAAGTAGCACCAGAAGCAGAGGCTGAAGCCCCTGCCGAAGAAGTTGCTGCTGAAGAAGTTGCTACTGAAGAATCAACTATTGAAACACAGGAGAACATTGTGTCAGAAAACCTATTTACAGCCGACCAAGTTGCTGCAATGATTGCGGAGGCCGCCACTAAGGCTGCTACCGAAGCCGTTGCTGCTGCAAAGAAGAATGCTGTCGAGTCTTACCGTGGTGGAAACACCTTCCGTAAGGGACTCGTCAACACTTCTACCGGAAACGACGCCTCTGACTTGTCAGAGTCGGAGGAACTGGACCCACGCGCGCTTGCAGAGATGAACTCTTCTGCATTCCGTAAAGTACAGAATGAAGTATGGGGTTCAACTCCATTCTTCGCAAACAAGTTTGCTCAAGCCGACCGCGGCTTCTAAGCAATTAAAAATAAACCCCTATCCAATATATATAAGGAGAATTAGCAATGGCTAACGATTTGGAAGAGGCCTTAACTGCTGCTGGTGCTGCTGCACTAGTTCAGAAGCAGATTGACCCAGTATTGCTTGAGTACCAGCGCCGCTATGCGCCACTAGTACGCTCGCTACCTACGGTCAAGTGGGGCTCAACAGTTTACTACTTCAACAAGCGTACAACGCTTCCTCAGGGCGGATTCGTCACTGACGGCGGTGCACGTCCCGTTTCAACATCTAACTACGCACAAGAGAATTTCCAAATTCGCTTGCTACAAAGTGTCGGTGCTGTAACTGGTTACTCACAGGCTGTAACAGCAGACTTGATTGGCGACCTTCGTGCTCGCGAAATCGAGGGTGCTGCTCGTGGTCTTTACTGGGACATTGAGAACTCGCTAATTTGGGGTGCAGAAGCACCTACAATTAACGGTCCTTACCCACAATTCGATGGACTTGACGTAATTTGCTCGTCATTCTCATCTGCATCAACTGGTGGCCCTTCACAGGGTATCGGTGGCGGTGCAATTGACAACTACGGTGGTGCTTCAACATGGGGCGCTCCAGGATTCAACCCTTGGGTTGATGGTGTTGACCAAAATGCAATCGACTTCGGTGGAAACTCACTAACACTTGGTGGACTTGACCTCCTCATTGACCTTGTTGAAAGCAATGTCGCTGAGCCAGTTGAGAACTCAGAGTGGATGTTCCTCATGTCACCTAACGCAAACAGTCGTCTTGCCCAGTTGCTTGTTAACCAACAACGCTTCATGGACCAAGTTGAAATTGCTGCTGGTTTGATTGTACCTACATACCGTGGTGTGCCAATTGTCAAGACTTCATTCTTGTCACCACGCACAAACGTAATGTCAACTGTATCTGGTGCTGCAACAGGAACAGGAACCCTTACAGGTTCTTACACCTACGCAGTTGCTCCTGTAATTGCTCGCTATGGAGAAATCCAGGCTGCAAAGACAGCAACACTTTCACCTTCAGGAACCGCTTGCGCACTTACGTTCAGCACACCTGTTGGACCAGAAGGTGCACAGCCAACTCACTACAAGGTATACCGCGCTTCAGTGGCAACACCTGCAAACACAGCATTCAGCCTCCTAGGTATCGTAGACGCTAACTTCCTTGACAACACTGGTGCTGCTTACGCAACTACCAAGATTATTGACAACGGAACAACCCTTATTTGCATGAACGGAAGCAACGTACAGGCATCGCCAACCGCTACTTACTCGTACGGAAACGCAAACCTACACCCGCTAACTTCTGCTGGTGAGCAAAGCATCTTCCTAATGTCTCGTGACCCTAACTACATTGTACGTCCACACGTACGTGAAATGCAAGCGGTTAACGTTTACCCAACTACTGCATCGCCTGACAGCCTGCCATTCGCATTCGTTGCGGACACCACGCTTGCTGTTCGTGCGCCTAAGTACATTGGTCGTCTTGCCAACGTTGCAAGTGCTTTGGACAGTAAGGCTGGTAATGGTTCAACACCTACCTCGTCTTTCTCTCCTAACTTCATCGTTGACTAATTAGGAAAACTGATTTCAGTGTGGCGGGTAGGTTCCCTCGTTCCTCCCCTGCCCGCCGCACTGGATTTCTCTTTGAAAGGATTTACCATGGTATTACTAGCAGCAAATGAACCAGGCGGCACAGAAGGCTTCTCTTGGGAGAAGACCGGTGACGCTGGAGCCATTGAGGTTCCACCACGCGTGGCTCACGCACTTCTTTCAATCCCTGGTGAACTTTACTACGTTGTACAAAAAGAAGTAAAAAAAATTGAAAAAGAAATAGAAGCGGAAGTTTCTAAGGTTGAAAAGGTCGTTAAAAAGACCACTCTTAAGGAATTCAAGGAACAAAAGGAAGCATCAGTTTCCGAAGATGTATCCGAAGCACTAGACGTTGCTTCACCAACTAAGCGCAAATCCAAGGAGTAGGTAATTATGGCAAAAAACAACGGTTCACAATACAAGGACCCTGTTTCACTTGCCAGCGTTGCTGACCTTTCGAAGCGCTACCCTGAGTTAGTCGTTGACATTGAACCAACTACCCTTGCGGATATTTTGGTTGAAGCAACTTCTCACTTAGAGGACCGCACAGGTCGTCGCTTGGCACCATTTCAAAATCACTTGTTCCAAGAACGACTATTCGGTATTGACCCATCTGAGTATGGGAACAATGCAGACATGCCTATGGACATTTATGGTTCATTGGGCCTATCTCAAGCCATTGCATTGGGTGCGTCGACTCTTGTACGTCACTTTTGGCTTGACCACTTCGCTCCGGTATATCCGGAACTATGGACATATGAAATTACGTCCATGAACATTATTCGCACCTATGGTGACTATCAGCCCATTGACTTCGCTCACGGCGGAATAATCGGGCCATCTATTACGGATGGTCACTGTTGGATACGCCTAGGAACATTTGCCCCTGAAGGCTCAAGAGTTAATGTTGTTTACAATGGTGGATATACCAAAGGTATTCCTCCATCACTTCGTCGTGCTTGCCTATTCCAGGCCGCAAAGTTTATCATCCTTGAGTTTGAACCTCAGACTCGCCGTGAGATGAACCTTGACCAAATTGACCAGCAAATTGACCTTTTGATTGCCCCCTGGGTACGAGGCTAATAATGGCTGACGGAAGAACGGGTGCCCGTGCTTCAATGAAAACGGTTGTTGGTCAAACTCAAATGGCCAGTGGTTCTTGGAGCAACAGTATTGAAACTAAACTTCAATTGTTTGCTTCAAGGTTAAAAAATCCTGAACCAGCACTTCAAGAAGTAGAAGTTCTTTTTTCTATGATGGAAAGAGAAATTTTTGCTAACAATGGTTCTGCTCCCACCTTTGGATACAGTCACGACTGGCAAGGTTTTAGCGAAAACAGTAGAGGCAATAAAACGGGTAAAGTAATGATTAATTACGGTTACTTAAAAGCCTCTGCAGAAAATCCAATTGTTAAAATAACCGGCAAAACTCTTGTTGCAGATATTGACCCTCGGCACTTTGGTGCTGGTACTGGTAAAAAAAGTTATTCTCGTGGTCACAACTATGGTGCTTTTCATCAAAAGGGAACTGACAATATGCCTGCAAGGCCTATTATCCCTGAAGTGCCGCCACCAATTTTTCTTGAAGCATGTCGCAATATTGTTTACAGATATATGGCAGACAATATACAAGTTGTAGACCCAGAATCTAAAAACGCAACCGCACAAACACTTGCAACTAGAGCAACAAATAAAACTAAACGTTCTAAAAAAAGTGGTTATAACTATAAAACTGACCACACCAGAAAACCTATAAAAAAAAGGACCTCCATTGATGGAGACAAGCCAAAGTCTTCTGGTCGTTCCGCAGTAAAATCAACTCAATCAAGGTCTACAAAAACCACCAAAAAATCTTAAAGGATAAAAATGGCACAAAGAGACTGGTGGGCTGATTGGAATTTAAGTTATCTTAATGACTCTTTTGGACCCCTTTATGGTGGTCACTCAGTACAAGAAGCCGTTTACAGAACCCTTGAAAAATGGTTTCCAACTTATATTGCGGAATTTAATAGAGTTTTAGGTAGTCGTGTTTTGGAATTGCCTTTTGAATACAGGCACCGCCCTGAATACAGAACGCTTCCAAGAAACGCTGTCGCTGCTGTATTAATTTCTGTTCCATCTACAAGTGGTTTGCCTGAAGTTTACCAAGATGGAATCCGTACAAACTGGCAAGTGGAAGCACTTGTTTATGTTTACGGAACAAAAGACTGGCAAGAAACAGAAGCACTTACTCAAGCATACGCTGCTTGCATTCGTGCTTGTATTATCCAGAACCGTGGCCTTGAAGGTTTTGCCGAAACCACTATGTGGGATGGCGAAGAATATCTTGAAGGTGAACACAGTAGCGGAAGAACAACTGGCATTGCTCACGTTCGTTTTGTCGTAACTGTTGGAAGTGCCATGAATATGTATGGCGGTTTTCCAAGTCCACTATATGCACCTACAGATGCAATTACATACCCATCTACTGAAAAACCTACAGAGGTTCCAATAGTAGAAGAAGTTGTAGTTTCTGTTGAAAAGGAACCAACATGAGCAAAATTAAAATCTTAGTACAGTCCCAAAACGTTATTTTTGACGATGAAGGACGACCTATGTCCCACGGAAACGAATATACAGTTTCTCACGGGAAAAAAATTGAGAGTTACATCTCAAAAGGAACTGTAGTTGTTTTGAAATCTGAAGACGAAAGTCAACAGAAGGAAGAACAAAAACAGAAACCTCTACAAATAAAGAATTCAGGGAAGCCGGAAACTGCTTCCATTAACCTCGAGGAGAACTCAAATGGCTAATTCAGCCCCAGGCGTAAACATTAATGTTACTGCCAGTGCTTCAAGTCCAAGTGTAAATGCCGCAACCGGTACTTGGTTTGTTCTTGGAGTTGCCGCCGGTCCCGCAAATATTGCGGTTCCAGTCAATTCCATTTCGGACTTTAACACTTACTTTGGTCAGATTGTAAATGGTCAAATTACAGGACGCTACACCCTTAACTCACACGTTGACAGCACGCTTCTTTACGATGCTCTTGACGTATTCTTCCGTGAAGGTGGCGTAAATGCTTACGTTTCACGCATTCAACCAACATCAACCGGAGTTACTGCAACAACAGTAGCCGGCGGTGGAAAGTTTCTTCTTACTGCAAACGGTAAAGGAACTTGGGCTAACTCAAGCAACTCTGCTGCAAATGGAGTAATCCTTACAATTAGCGGTGCAACCGTTAACTCAAACACTGTTTACACAGCAACTATTGAATACAATGGAAACACAATGGCCCGCACAGGCGGACTTGCTTCTGACGTAGACGTAGTTAACTGGATTAACGGACTTCCTGCTTACCAGTCAATGGTTACAGCAAGTTCAATTTCTGGTTCAAGTGTTTTGCCAGCATCTGGCTCAAGCGTTAGCGTTTACCTAACTGGTGGAACTGACGTTAGCGTTGCTGATGCAGACGTACCAGTAGCACTTACTGCTTTTACAGACGCATTTGGCCCTGGTCAAATTTCATACCCAGGCGCAACATCAACAACAACATACCTAAACCTTGCCAACCACGCTAAGTCCTTTAACCGTGTTGCTGTTCTTGACGCCCAAAACACCGCAACTGCATCTGACATTATGGACGACGCAGCAACAGTTCAAGGAACAGCGCTTGACCCATCATACGCTTCAATCTTTGCTCCTTGGCTAATTGTTCCAGGTCTTGTAAACACAAACCCTAACCAACCTGCTGGCGCAGTTATCAACCGTACAGTAGCCCCTTCTGCACTTGCTGCAGCAAAGATGGCTCAAAACGACCAAGTAACAGACGCTAATAACCCAGCAGCCGGTATTAACAACGGTAAGTCAAACTACGCCGTAAACGTTTCAGCAGCATTTGATGCTACTCAACGTGGCGAACTAAACAGCGCTGGAGTAAACGTTATCCGTAACGTTCCAGGTGCAAACATTATTGCTGTTTATGGATACCGTTCACTTGCTTTTGATGCAAACTGGCAGTTCCTTAACAACGTACGTTTCCGTATGCAAGTTATTCGTGACTTTAACTTTATTGCTGAGTCATTTGTATTTGCTGAAATTGACGGCAAGGGACACTTGTTCGCTACCCTTAATGGAGCGCTTGCTGGACAGTGCCAATCATACTGGACTCGTAAGAGCATTTATGGCGCCACACCTTCAGAGGCTTTCTCTGTAAACACTGGCCCACAAATCAACACCCCAACAACTATTGCTGCGGGTCAAGTTAACGCTGCTGTAAACCTTCGCATGTCACCATTCGGAGAGTTTGTAACAGTAAACGTAACCAAGTACTTGGTTAACGCACCACTTCCAAACTACAACGCTTAATCTTTTAAGGAGAAATTAAAATGGCTAATACAAATGCAGACCACTTTTATGGTTCAGAACAGCAATGGCTTGCAACCTTAAACGTTGCAGGCACGAACTATGGTATTTTTGACAAGTTCACTGGTGGTGACGTTAGCGCTGCAGTTAACAAGCACCGTCCTGGTGGAATGGGCCCAGAAATCACCTACCTATCGCTTCCAACCTACGCAGACGTAACTCTGACTAAGGTTTACGAGACACAGAAGGACCACGCTCGAATCGCTGCTTTGCACGCTCTTGTTGGTAACTCTTTGGCTGTTGTAACCCTTCAGCCGCTTGACGACACAGGAGCCCCTTGGGGAACCGCTCGTACCTACCAAGGCCGTATTATTGCGGTTAAGGACGGCGGAACTGACTCAATGAGCAATGCTGCCCGTATGTTTGAAGTTGACATTGCGGTTGAAACTGTAACCAACTAGTATATACTAGTAACTAACTAACCACTGGAGGAACACATGGTTGATTTTAAAATTAATGATGACGGAAGTGAAACTACTGCTGTGGCGGGGGATGTAGTTGCTGAGGTGCAAACTTCAACATCTACTCCCCTTGCCTCACTGCAGGCACGACGTGAACAGATTGTCAACGACTTATACACTGACATTCAAGTTCCGCGCTGGGAGAGCCCAGAGATTTACGTACGATTTAAGCCAGTATCAACAATTAAGTTGAATGCTGCTATTGACCGCCGACGCAAACAAAAGGGTGACGACTGGTCACTTCTTGCAAATGCCGACATGCTCATTGAGTCTTGTGTTGGTATTTACGCTGTGTTTAACGGCGAAACAGAAAACAAACTTTCTCTTTCAACTACCGACCCAAATGGTAAGTGGACAAAGTTTGACCCAGAACTCGCTAAAGCATTGGGAGTTGACGCACAACGCGCCACTGATTCAGTTCAGGCTCTTTACCTAACCGAGGGAGACCTCATTGACACCGCAAACAGATTGTTCCGTTGGAGCAATGTTGCGAACGATGAGGCAGACGAAACTTTTTAAAAGCCCTAGCCGAAGACTCGTTTATTGAAACGGGTGCTTATGCCATTATGCTTGGCATGGACCCGTACGGTCCTCTAAGCAGACAGGGCAACACAGATTACCTAATTGACATTGCTTTAATGCAAAAGGCGATGCAATTAAGTAACGAACAAAAAGTTGAAGAAATAAAAGTTCTTGCGGAATTGACTGGCCTAGAAGTCGCGAAAACAATAGCAAAAATATTCTAGCCACCCGCCTAAAAATTTAACTTAGGCGGCAGACCAAGCCGCTACCTCTTAACGGGGTAGCGGTTTTTTCTTTTAAAAGGTACCTTATGGGCGAACATATAGAATTTGTACTTAGTGTAGTCACGGCAGAAGGTCAAGTAGAACTACGTAAGTTTACAATTGAGTGGGGTAAAAACACCACTGCAGTTAGCAAAAATGCTAGTGCTAACAAGAAAAACGCCGCTGGTCAAAAAATTCTTCAAAATGAAATGAAGCAAACTGACGGCCAAGTCAGAATGCTGACTGGTGCAATTGAAGCACTTACTGGTCAAACAGTAAAAAGCGCTTCTGCTAGTGAACAAGATGCTGCTGCTAAAAAACTAGAAGGAGCATCGTCAAGCAAGGCTGCTTCAGAAATTGAAATGTTTGCCAAGGTTCAGCAACAAGCAGCCATGGCTTCAATGCGTTCTGCCTACGCTCAAGAAGTTGCAAACAAAAGTTATTCAAAATTTTATACCACTCTTAACAGAATGGAAGCCATAGGAACACCAGCAATTCTTAAGGCTGGTGCGTGGAGTGCTCTTGCTATTGGTGGTGTTGCGTACGAAGGCATCAAGATGTACGCGCAATTTAACAAGCACTTAACTCAGTCAATTACCCAGGCCGGACAATCTCCAAAAAACCTTCCGTTCCTTAGCCAAAATGCACTTAACATTGCTAAGGCAACCGGAGTTGGTCTTAATGACGTAGCCGACATGATGTACCGTGCCGCATCTGGTACTGCAGCGTGGAACCAAGGTCTTGGGGCAACAAAAGAACAACTTATTGCGGTAACAAGACAAATCGCAAACCTTAACGTAATTGGAAATATTTCCGGTGGTACTGCCTCGGACCAATCAGCCCGTGTTCTTACTGCTATTGCCAACTCAGGTCTAAGAGGACTTGGGCCAGGAAGAAGCGTTAAGGCAGCAAATACTGCTGCTTACTACACCAACGCAATTGTTGGTGCTGGTGACATGCGTCAAAGCGAACTTAACTCAGCAATAGGTCGTGGTGCTCTTTCTTCTGCAAAAGCAAACGGAATGTCAATTGGTGACCTTGGTTCTTGGCTTGCTCTTATGACCTCTATGGGTACTCCAGCGTCTGTTGCTGGTACTTATGCAAAATCAGGTATTAACCTTCTAACCAACCCATCAACCCAAGGAGCAAAAGCCTTGGGAATGCTTGGTCTTGCGCCTGGTACGCTTCAGAGAATTATGGCCGGTAAAGAGTCATACACGCACACCGTTAATGGAATTAAGACTAAAGACACAGGTCTTCAAGGTGTTGCTTTTAAATTAAACGACGCAATGAAGCAGTTCAATCCTTTTAAGAATTACCCAACATATAAGGGTAAGGGTGGCGCTGCTGGTGCAACTGCGCTTCTTGAAAACTGGGGTATTAACCAAATTCCTGCTGGTTTTATTAAGTCTTGGACACGAGGAAAACTTAGCAAAATACAACAGATGCAAGCCACGTCACTTATCCTGACAAAGGCATTTGGTGGTTCAAAACAATTTGCCACAATTGCTGGTCTTATGCAAGACCCAGAGGGACTTGCTGCTCTTAGATATGCCATTGACCAAAAAGCCAACAAAAAATCATATGACAAGGCACTTGCAACTGCACTTGACACTCCGTCACGTAAGTTTTCTCGAGACCTTCGAACAATTCAAGTAGACCTTGTTAGCATTGGTAAAACCCTTACTCCCGTTGCCCTTAAACTTGCTGGCGCTCTTACGGGTCTTATAGGTTTATTTACAAGATTTAAAATTCTTCTTGTTCCAGTTGTTGCGTTGTTTGGAAGTCTTGCTGTTGCTGCAGGTGTGGCTAAAGTTGGCGCAATTGCTAAGGGTGGCTACGGCATTCTTGGAAGCCTCTACAAAGGCACAGACAAAATTTGGGGAGCCCTTGCTGGTAAAGATGCAAACAGCAAGCGTTACGGAATTTTTAGCAGATTTATGGGTGGCGGACAAAAATTCCGCGAAGTTGCAAATGAAAACATGCGTGCAGTTGCTGAAAGAATGGGTCAACACGCTATAAAATATGGCGAGGCTGCTGCAATTCAACTTGAAGCGTCAGAGGTTTTTGCTAGAGGTGTTACCGGTCAAGAAATTTCTGGCGTAGGCGGTGGCTTAGGTGGGGGGGCTGGACGTGGCGTTGGCAAACTTGAAGGAAGCCTTGCTACAGAATTTCACAAAGGAAAAAATCTTCAAGCATACGAAAAAACAATTCTTAAGAACGCGGAAGCAAAAGGCAAAGTAATCACCGAAGCCATGGTTCGTCAAGAAATGTATCCTAGGGTTCTTATAAGTTCTCCAACTGGTAGAACCAAAAAAGATGCTGCACTTGTTAAAGAAACGGCAACAAAACTTAAAGGAATGCAAACTGCAACAGGGGGAATTAGTCCTATTGTAAAAGCAGGAATGCACGAGGCAGAAAAAGATGTACTTAATGTTGCTAAAAGCGGTGTTCTTACTAGGGTTGCCGGTGGTGCTTTAGGTGCCTTAGGCGGACCCATTGGAATGGTTGCCATGAGCATGCTTCCAATGGCCTTGCCTATTATTGGCAAAGCCTTTGGTGGCTTTATGAGCATGTTTGGTGGCGGAAAACCACCAAAAACACCAAATGAATACACACCACCAAAAACTCCTAAAGAAATTCAAGACAAGATTGATAAAGACAAAGCAAAACTTGCACCACTTCTTGCTGCACAAAAAAAGGGTACCCTAACACCCTCGCAATACAAAGAATTAAACAGACTTCAAAATGAACTTGGTGGTTTAAAAGCCAAACTTCCTGGAACAAAAGCATATCAATCAGCAATTGCCTCAATATCTCTTAATGACCTTATTGGACAAAATGGAAAAGGACCAAACCTTTTAAACGCACAAAAAGTTGCCAGCAGCCTAAAAACAATAGGTGGCTGGGCAACCGTTATGGGGCCAAGAGGACCAAAGAGGGTTTATCAAAAGCATGGTTTTGCTGCTGCTAGTGATTACCTGTCTATTTACAACTCATTGCCTGCTGATATGCGCGCAGACTTTGCTGCTAAATATGGTCATTACGCAAAAAATGGAAAACCATTTCCTGCTTCTGCTCTTAGTCAAATGCAAAATTGGGTTAACGGTGCTGCAAAGAATGCGTCTGGTACGCTTACAGGAAAATACGCAGGTTCTGTTCAAGGCAAAGTATGGGCTAACTATGTTGCGGCGCAAAATGCAATAAAAAATCAACCCAAGAGCGCTGCTGCAGATGCTGCATATATTAAATCTAACGGAGTATATAGCATTCCAACGGCAACGGGTGATGTTAACATTAATAAAGGTAGAAAATTATCTGATTATGAATATGGAGCAGTTAGAAGCAACCTTGAAGCACGAGCAGCGGCTGCAAACAAAACTGCTAGAGAAGACTTGTCTCTTGCTAATAAAGTTGGCATTAATTCAGATTTGGGTAAGCAATTAAAGGCTGCAGCAGAGAAGGCTGCAGCACAAGCAAAAACCGACCTTGCAGAACTTGCTAGAATTTCGAAAGAACAACACATTTCAAAATCAAGTCAAAAAGACCTTGCAAAAGAAATTGCTGCCGCTATGAAACTTCTTTACTCTGATAAGAAACTTAGTGGTGAAGAAATTGGTCGAGCCACTGCTGCCGCACTTGGTACTGGTGGAATTACTAAAGCCGTTATTACCGAAATTGCAAACTCTATTTCTAGAAATTAAGTAGGATATACAAATGGCTATTCCAGTAAATCAAGCACCACAACCACCACAGCAACGACCATCACTTTCAACTTCATCAAGACTTATAACATTATCTCCAGACACTTACGGAAACGTTGCAACTGGAAAGATAGCAAATCCTCAAACTGGTGTTGGTTATTTTAATATTACCGCTGGCCTAATTGACCACACATCATATGGTCCAATTTCTTCGGGTGGATGGCAAGTTGTTGACCGACCAAAACAAACTTCAGCAACACAGTGGTTTGACCGAGCCCCATACAAACTTGACCTAGAAATAATCTTAGACAAATCTGTTACCAATGCAAGTAGTGATGTTCCTTCAAACATTGCAAGCAATACTCACCCTAGAGTAAGTGGTGGTGAAATTTCTTCACTGCAATCCGTTGAAGCAGATTGTTCACAACTTGAACTTTGGTTAGAACCAATTCCCTCAATTCTTGAACCCCCAACTTTAAAAATTGATGGACCGGTTCCTGGAACGGAAAGAACATGGTTTATATATGCTTTGGATTTTACTGAAGCAATTCGTGATTTTTCTAGCGGTTTAAGAGTTCAGCAACGAGTAAAGATTACTCTTTACGAATACACTTCTGCATTGGCAACATCAACTCACACCGCAGCATATTCACCAGCAAAAGCCTGGACCCAGAACACAATTGGAAGTGGTGTAAAAATTGCATCTCTTTACACAATTAAAACTGGGGACACAATTCAATCAATTGCTGGAACTAGCGGTAACAATTATGCACAATCAATTCTTGAAGCAAACGGTTTACGAGACCCATCCCTACTTTCACATATGGTTGGCGAAGTTATAGTATTGCCTGAATAAAATGACAACAAAACCCGCTTCTAACACTAATGGACAATTAAAAGCAGTAAGTGCAACTACAAAAACAAAAAATGCTCTTTCAATTAAAAATCCAATTATTCAAAGCACAAATAGTTCAACCCCAGACAATCCTCCTGGTTTTGGTCCTTTTTCTCTTCAATTTCTTCAATTAACAAACCCAAAGACATTTAAGACAACAACCATACCGGTAGATATTCGCAATGCAATTAACAACGTTATTTTGCAAAAAACAATTATGGGTCCTTCTACATTAACTATTCAGTTAAACGACCCAAATAGACAACTTATGAAAAGCGTAAAAGATGGTGGAATTCTTGCTCAGGGTACAACCTGCACAATTACTGAACACGGAAAAAACATTAACTTTACCCTTGTTCAATTTGTAAAAGCATCTGACCAAATTCAATTAGTTTTTGAATCTCAAAGCGTTTACACCTTAAGAAATCAACGCGGTAAAATTACCGGAACAACCGGAACTGGTGTTACAGAATTCATTACTGGACTTGCTACTGCCGTAAATAAGTATCTTCCTGTAAATGAAAAAATTTCAGTAATGGCAGCAAACTATAAAATTGTTTGGTCTAAATTAACTGGAAACGCAAAAACACCAATTGTTGGAGTCGGTCTTGGGCGAGCAACATCAGCCGACCCCTCTGAAGATTCTTGGACAGCAATGAGTCGTATTGCTTCTGGTGTAGGTTGGCGTCTATTTGAAGACGAAAACAAAATCTATTTTGGCCCAGACGAATATTGGCTTGGGCTTCTTACAAAGAACAAACAAGGTTTGGCAGTTCCTCCCGTAAATAAAATGTTTAACAAAAATTCTGAAATTAAAGAAATAAAAGAATTCAGTGACACCGTTCAACTTATTGACTACGACTGGGACGTTGGAAAACCCTACGCTCAAGCAACGGTTACCTGCATGTTAAATAACTGGGATTTTCGTCTTGGTGAAATTGTTCACGTAACAAACCTTGGTCCAGGAAGTGGTTATTGGATAGTTGCAGGAATGCAGCGTGATATGTACAACCCACAGGCTACGTTGACACTTCAAGTACCAATGCCGTTTGCAGCCGTTTACAATCCAACTTCTGCACCTCTACCAGGATTCCCACTTCAAACTGCAAAGATTGTTGGACAATGAGAACAACAAGTTCTAATAAAAATCTACAAACGCTTTTAAGTAAAACGTTTAATATTAATACAAATGCAGAACAATACACTGGCACATATAATGCAATTGTATTGCAAACTGATGCTTCTGTAGCACATTTAAGTCCACCGCCAATTCCAACGGGTCAAATGACTATTTTGATTCCGGAAATTAGCGCTACTTCTGTTTGGGGTCCTTTACCATATCCTGGTTCAACCGCACCACCACTTAAGACAAACGCTACAGTAACTTTTGACCAAAATAGCAATCCAATTGTTCACTCTTTTATTAATTGGTCTTACAGTGGTGGTTCTCAAGGCGTACAGGGCCCTCAGGGCTCACAGGGCCTTCAGGGCGCTCAAGGACTTCAAGGTATACAGGGTGCGGGTCTACAGGGTGCGGTTGGAACGCAAGGCTCACAGGGCCTTACAGGTGCCACTGGAACGGGCACACAGGGGCCTCAAGGATACTCTGGAACGCAAGGACCACAAGGTTACGGTGGTATTCAAGGTGCCACTGGACCACAGGGTTCACAGGGACTTCAAGGAACAACAGGCGCACAAGGTTCAACAGGTGCTCAGGGAGCACAGGGCTCAACTGGAGCGCAAGGTTCTACTGGTTCTCAAGGCCCTCAGGGATATCAAGGTTCTTTAGGCTTAACTGGTTCTCAGGGATTTCAAGGGTATCAAGGAAACCAAGGATTTCAGGGTTTAACCGGCGCACAGGGCGCACAGGGAACTCAAGGAAACCAAGGAACCCAAGGAAATCAAGGGCCAGTAACAACCAATACAGTTCTTACTGCACCCATTGAAAAAACAACGGTTATAGCATCTGCGTTAACAGGTGCTCAAACCCTTTATTTTACCACAAACGGTGGTGGATATTTATATTCTGTTGCAGCAACAGGTAATTTTTCTTTTAACATCGCAGCAACATCTGGCTCTACTTTAGATAGTCTTTTAAGCACCGGTCAAACTGCAAACGTAACCGTTATAACAACCCAAGGTTCTACCCCCTATTACTGTACGGACATTAAAATAGACGGCACCTCTCAGTCCGTTTGGAATGGCTCTACAGGAACTCTTTTTTGGCAGGGTGGCTCTGCTCCTTCAGCGGGCAACGCTTCTGGACTTGATGTTTATTCCATTTCTTTAACAAAAACAGCATCTGCGACATACACCGTTTTAGCAAGTATGGTCAAGTTTTAAATACTTGAAATTGTTTAAAAAGGGTGTATGCTTCTTACTATGCTGAGCATTTTTACACCTAGTCACGACCCCAAATACCTCGACGAGGCATATGAGAGTCTAAAGTCTCAAACTAACGAAGCCTGGGAATGGATTGTCGTTTTAAACGGCAAAGCCGAATGGTCCAGACCAGAGTACGACGACCGTGTTAAAGTTGCTTATGCTAAACCACAACTAGGTGGCAATGTTGGTGCGCTTAAAAGATATGCTGCCGAACTTTGCACCGGTGACATCCTGGTTGAACTAGACCACGATGACATTCTTATGCCTACCGCATTAGAAGAAGTACAAAAAACATTTGACGAAAATCCAAATGTTGTTTTTGTTTACTCAGATTTTTCTTACATTAATGCAGATGGAACACCAAACTTTAGCAAATACGATGCTTCGTTTGGTTGGGAGTACCACGAAGAAGATGGCTACAATGTTTGCCACGGTCTTGCGCCAAGTCCCCACAACGTTTCACTAATTTGGTACGCACCAAACCATATTCGTTCTTTCCGTGCTGATGCTTATCGAGCAACAGAAGGATACAACAAAAACATGAAGGTTTTGGACGACCAAGACATTATGTGCAAAATGTTTATTCAAGGTGATTTCTATCACATCAAGAAGAACCTTTACCTTCAACGCGTACACCCAGAAAACACACAGGCAAAGTCTGACATCAATCCGTTTATTCAAACGGAAACAGTTCGCATGCGTGACAAAAACATTCAACCACTTCTTTTGGCTTGGGCAAAGCGCAACAACCTTATGGCAATTGACATGGGTGCTGCACACAATCCAACACCAGGATATGCAACACTAGACATGCACGAACCAGCAGACCTTGTTGGTGACGTATTTGACATTCTTGAAAGCCTTGATGACAATAGCGTTGGTGTTATCCGCGCTGTTGACTTCCTAGAGCACATTCCAGACAAGGTTCGCCTTTGGAATGAAATGTACCGAGTTCTTGCTCACGGTGGAATGGTTCTAAGCCTTACACCAAGCACAGATGGTCGTGGAGCATTCCAAGACCCAACGCACAATAGTTTTTATAACGAAAATTCATTCTGGTATTTTGCAGACGAAAACTACCGCAAGTATGTTCCAGAACTAAAAATGGATTTTCAAGCAACCGTGCTTCAGACGTATTTTCCAAGCGACTGGCACAAACAACACAACATCTCCTACGTAAACGCCAACCTTATTGCTCTTAAGGGTGGTGAGCGCCAGGGAGGCAGATTAGGAATCTAAATGGCCGAGCCAATAACAGACTTAACCGCCAACTGGGTTGACGGAACATCTATTGACCTTAAGTGGACTGCCGCTGCAGACGTTTCTACTGGCTCAACATACAACGTTTACATTCTTCAAGGCACCAAAAATATAATTCCTTTTTGGTTTCTGTTAAATAGCACCACGTCAAGCCTTGTTTACAACGCTAAGTTTTCTAATTATTCTTTAACTGCACCAGTAACTTATTACAATCTTCCGTGGGAAAAATACCAATTGTTTCTTTCTAACGGTTTAATTGCACCAAATTCTGTTGCTTTTCAAATTGTGCACGTTGACTCAACAGGGGCAGAAAGTATACCAACAAACATATCTGTTTACCCTGGTCAAATTACAAAAAAATATGGTCAATTACATTTTTCAAACACAATAAAGATAGACCCATTTGGTCAATTTGTTTTAAATCCTCAAAATTCGTATGAAGAAATATCTTCAAGTGTTGCCATGTTTATGGGAACCGAATTAGGACAAAGAACAGCCGTTCCATCGTACGGTCTTCAAGACCTTCCTTTTAACGACATAAGCATTAAAGAAATTCAAAGACAAATTTCTAAATGGGAACCAAGGGCCAACGTGGCAATTGACATTATTTATGACAACAACAATCAAGCAACCTTAAACGTAAAGGTTTCTACTACTTCAGGTGGCGCGTAATGGCATATATTAATCTTCCAGTTGTTACTGACAGCGATGTTTTAGTTCAACAAGCACTGACAAACATTGCATCAAACCTGCCTGGATGGGTTCCTCGTGAAGGCAACCTTGAGGTTCTTTTGTTGGAACAATTTGCTCAAATGGCAGCAGAAGCAACCAATGTTGCCTCAAACGTGCCAGACACCATTTTTGAATACTTTGGTTCTTTGATTGGAATTACACCAAACGAAGGAACCTTTGCAACAATTACAACAACTTGGAGTCTTGTAAGCGCTGCTTCTAGCCCTGGTTACATCATTCCAGCCGGAACCGTTGCGGGATTTTTCTACGGCGGAGCAGCATACGAATTTCAAACAATTTCAGATGCAACAATTGCTGCTGGTGATTCAACCGTAAACATAACAATGCAAGCAGTAGAAGTTGGCTCTGTTTACAACATTCAAAACATTGCTGGATTTAACCCATTAACAACTTACCTGCAACTTGTTACTCCAAATCCAACAATTTCAAACGTTATTATTACAGGAACCTACGCAACAAACACTACTCTTGTTCTTGGTACCGATGCAGAAACAACTGCAAACTTTTTAAGTCGACTTGCTACAGAACTTCAACTTTTGGCACCAAGGCCAATTACGCCAAGTGATTATGCTTTGTTTGCACAAAACATTGCTGGTGTTTACCGTGCTTTTGCTTTTGATGGATTTAACCCATTTACAAATCTTCTTACAGCAAATGACGCCAACTTTACAACATACGCAACATCAAACTCTGCGCCAGCAAACTGGTCAACCTTTGGCAACGGAACCGTAAGTCTTCCAGCAATAAAGACACCAGGAACCTCGCCTGATAACTACCTTCAATTTACTTCTTCTTCTGCTGCTGTTGTTAGCGCCGCACCTGTTCAAACAGCCGCTGCCGCACAATCAACATCGCTTATTGTCACGGCAACAGGATTTAGCACAACAATCAGTCCTTCAAATCCAGCGCTTATTCTTATTGAAGATGACATTAATGGCGATGAAATTGTTGTGGTTACCGCCGCCACTGCTGTTTCTAGTGGAAAGCAAACACTAACAATTGCTTCTCCTGGACTTGTTTACGCGCACCCAACAACTGCTACGGTTACACAACTGCAAGGTATTGTTACTCCTAACGTTGTAAATCTTGCAGCAAACGCAAACTGGTACCAATCAGCAGCAGTTATTCAAGCCGCGGGCGCAACTCCAGAAACAAACGCAACGGCTAGACCGTACATGGTTTCTGTTGCAACATACGTTGACGGTTCTATCCGACAATTTTCTAGTCTTGACCAATACGATGTTTCAAATTACACATACACCGCAAGTCCAAAAACGGTAACTTGCAACATTCTGTCTACAAACGTAGGAACATCTTTTTCACTTACCTACGATGCTGGTGTTCCATTAACTTACGCAAACCTTGACCCATACATTGTATCGGTTCAAAGTTACATTGCTTTTGCTAATGCTACAACAAGCAAAACACACAAAGTATTTTACAACTCTTTAAATCAAATTACGCTTGACTTAAACGATGTTGACAATCAATCTCTTACAACAAGTTCTTATAATTTTATTCCAGACGCTACCTTTAGTGCTTACAACTACACAAACGGCCTTGGAAGCAGTTGGGGTTATGGAAGCATGCCGTGGTCAATGCCTTCTGGTGTTGTTTGCTATCCAAACCATGGTGTTCAATACCAGGGAACCGGAACCGCACTGGGCAGTCCTTTAAAGGTTTATTCTCAGATATTCAATCTTTCAAATCTTGTTTCAGACTCCACAGCAACAACAAGAACGTACACTCTTTTTGCCAGCATTGAAGCAACATACGCGGGAGTCACATATGGTGACATTACCGTAAATCTAGTTGATGCTTCAAACACAAGCACGGTTCTTGCAACCCTTACACCTAACTCTGCTTCGTTTAAAACCTACGTTTCTACTTTTAACATTTCATCAACAAAAGATGTTCAAGTTCAGATTGTTTTTAACACCGGACTTAATGTTCCGCTTGGCTCAAGTGTTATTGTTTCAAAACTTGGTGTTGAATCAGGAACGTATGACATTCTTACAATTCCAGAATACAAACAAGAAAATTATTTTTGGACACCAGGCGGACTTTATTCCCCATCAACATTTAATTACGCAAGAACAGTAACAGTTGCGCCTATTGATGCAAATGGACTTGCAACAAGCGCTTCTCTTGCCAGAACGGTAAGCGACTATCTTCAAGCACGTAGAGAAATTAACTTTACCGTTCAAACCATTATTCCAAATTATGTCCCCATTGACGTTGGTTGGACCGCTTATGTTGCTGCTGGCTACACAGCCGCTGCTGTACAAGCAGAAGTAAACAGCGCTATACGTGCATTCTTAAATCCATCAACATGGGCTGGCGGAGGAAAAACACCTCCATACTGGGATGGTTCAGCAACAACAGTAAGAATTTTTGACATTGCAGGAATCATATCCTCAACCCCTGGCGTTGCCAGTGTTACAAGTGTTCAAACCAGAACATCCTACCCACTTAATGGAAGTTACTCTACATCTGACATTGTTATGGCAGGAATTGCACAACTTCCTATTGCCAACGTTGTTTCTGGAACAATGTTTACTAATGCCCTTACTGCTTACAGTGGTCTATAAAAATGGCAGAGGTTCTTCCACCAAGTTACAGTACGAATTCAATCTATAGAACAATTCCACAATTTATTCAAGACCAAGATGCAACAAATAATTATGCGCTTTGGTACTACCTTTATGGAATTTGCAAAACGGTTGACCAAATAAACGTTCTTTCTCGAGATGCAGTTGGTCCTGGAATTTACATTGAAGCAGACTTTGGTCAATACACTGGTTCCAAAACAATTGATGCAAAACTTTCAAAACCAATTAGTTCATCAGACACAACAATCGAAATTTTTAACACAGACGACTCTTGGCTTGTAATTGATACAACAGTAAGTTTTCAACTTAAAATTGTTGACATTAATAAATCAATTTCAGAAATTATAACTGTTCCGGCAGGAAATTACGCTTGGCAATCACCACACGTAACATTGACCAATGTAACTCGCGGAACCAATGCTTCTTACTTTGACGCTTCTACTGGTGCTGACGGAAGTATTTACTTAAAAGACTATTTAGGTGCTTCGGGTTGGTCTCAAATTGTTGACATTAACAGGTGTCCAGATTACGCACTTCCTTGGCTTGGTCAGTTTGTTGGCGCAAATATTAATTTAGACTCAGGTTTAAACAGACAACAATTAGTTCAAAAAATTAAAGAACGTTCAGGATTTACAAGGGCAACTTCAAATGCAATTGTTTCTGAAATTGTTGCACTAATTAATGCAAACATTGCTTTTGATGTTCCGCCGCTTTCAACCGACAAAGTTATTGTTTTAGAAAACACACAGTACAATTCCTCTGGAAATGCATTTTCCTATAATCAATATGCAATGACACTTTTGTTGCCATTTCAATACTTTTCAACATACACCTACCAGTCTCTTGAAGAAGCGGCTCAAACAGGTTATGGCTCAACATACACTAACCTTAATGATTTTATTACTGGTCTAGGTGGACTTTATTTTGACCTTGCTGGAAGCACTACTCCTAGCAATAACTCACCGTATTTAAATTTTGTTTATCGCTATCGCCCCGCTGGGGTACAAATCTTCGTAGGAGGATATTAATGTCAACAAGTGGACAGACAACAAGGGCTAAAGTACCTTATCCATTAAACAGTGACAATGCTGCAGTGGCAGGAGACATTCAATCAATTGCTCAGTTCATTGACTCAAACGTAGCGCTTTTTGTTCAAGCAGCATCACAACCGGCATCTCCTATTAGAGGTCAAATTTGGTGGTGCACAAGCACAGCAGCGGTAGATGCCAATGGTAATTCTCAATATGGTTTTAATTGGTACGACGGAACTACATGGTTTAACGTCACCGAGCAAGCGTTCATGGTTGGAGCAGTGGCTCCCTCACCAACGTTTCTTGGAGTTCTTTGGTACGACACATCAACGGCAAATGGAAACTTTAAATATTGGAATGGTACAGCCTGGGTTAACATTTTTCCAAGCACCACAACAAATGGTCAGGTTTTAACTTCAAGTTCAAGTGGAATTCAATGGGTAACACCATCATATCTTCCAACAACTTCTGGTGTTTCAAGTGGTTATGTTCTTTCAAATGCAAGTGGCACACCTACATGGTCTGCTATTTCATTTCCCGCAAACACCGCCCTAACCTCACCGCTAGAAACAACAAATATTGTCTCTGCCGCAGCGACCGGAACAATAAACATTGATGCAATTACATCAACTTTTGTTTATTACAACACAGCAGCAACAGGAAACTTTGTTCTTAACGTTCGAGGAAACTCAGGAACAGCACTTAACTCAATTCTTTCTGTTGGTCAATCGGTAACCGTTACGTTTATGAACACAAACGGCTCAACACCATATTACTTAACCCAATTAAAAATTGATGGTACAAACGTAACGCCACAATGGCAGGGTGCTTTTGCTCCTGGTGCTGGATACGCTTCATCAACAGACACATACTCATTTATGATTCTTAAGACAGCCGCAAATACTTACAAAGTATTGGCTTCTTTGACACAATTCGCTTAAGGTAAATTATGGCGCCGCTATCCTCAAGTTTTAACGGGTTTTCTACCCGTGCAGAAGGATTTATTTCATCTTTCATAGCAAAAGTCTATGACGGTTTTGCGCGCGTCACAACCGGCTCTCTTGGAACAGCAACCCTTGGACAGGTTTGGGTTCAAAACAATGGAATTTGGACTTCTAACAATGGTGTTGCGGTAACCTTAACAGCAGCGTCTAATTACCCATACGCAACTGTTCCTTTTAAAACAAATGGAACAATTTCTGCGCAATCTGTAAGTCAAGGCGCTGGCATTGTTTTTTGGCAGTCTGGCGCAAACGACTGGTGGGCTGCAACAACAAGCGGAACTTCTAGCACCTACATTTCTAGTTACACTTGCAACGCAAATTCTTGCTGCACAGGTTCTAACAATTGCGTTTCAAATTCTTGTTGCACGGGTTCAAACAACTGCACATACAGTGCAACTTGTGGTGCTGGCGCAACACCTGATGTTTACTATGCCGGAAAATATGATGCATGTTGCACTACGGTAAATACTTGTGCACCAAGCAATTCTTGTGGTGCAAGTTATTATTCGGGAACGCCAAACGATTGCTGCACAGGTTCAAACAATTGCATTGAAGGCTATAATTGTATTCCGGGTCAGGTTGGTGCCTCTTACTACCCTGGTATTTACAACGCTTGTTGTTACAGGCTTGGTTATTATGGTCACCCTTGCGTAGAATCTGCTAATTGTGGTCAATCATATTACGCTGGTACATACAGTTTATGCGCTATATATGAATATCTTCCATGTGCTCAAGGTAGTAACACTTGTCAATCAGACCCAAATTGTGGTCAATCATATTACGGTGGCACATACGACCCATGTTGCTCTGGTTCATACGCCGCTTGTCAATCTTCAACAACATGCGGCGCAAGTTACACTAAGGGTTCTTACTATTCCGGTGCGCCAAACACTTGCTGTACTGGTTCAAACAATTGCCAATCTAGCGCCTGTTGCACAGGTTCCAATAACTGTGCATCAAACAATTGCTGCACTCAAACAGCAAATTACAGCCCTTCATGGAACTGGGTTCTTAACATTATCAAGTCTGTTTCTGGAACAGTCAGCAATGTTGCCAATAGCGTTCTTGCAACATCATACTCAAACACAAATGGAATTAAAGGAATAAAAGTCACTACAAGTGGCACAGGCGTATCTGCTCAAGGCTACAGCGACAATGCATTAACAACAACAGTTGGTTCGCCAGTAACAGCAACTGCACCATCAAAACCAACTGGAACAGGCGTAGGGATAATTGTTACGCCTGGTGGAACAAATCAAGGTAACTCAGTCGGACCGTTTACGGCCCAATAAAGGATATATATGACAGACGTAAGAGACAACATAGTTGCTTGGGCTAAGTGGGCTGCGGCTCACCATGAACAAATACATTACACACAAGGACCAAAGCGCATGGAAAATATTGGCAAGCCTGGAGTTTTGCCAATCAATGCCGATTGCAGTTCTTTTGTCACCCTTTGTTACAATTGGGCTGGCGCACCAGACCCTAACGGCATGGGCTACAACCACACAGGCTACACAGGCACACTACTTTCACACGGCAAGAAGATTGCTCTAAAAGATGTGCTACCTGGCGACGTAATTGTTTACGGTGCTGGCACAGGTGAGCACACAGCCCTTATTGTTGGCTATCACGGCGGCGATAACCCCACCACCATTTCTCACGGACAAGAATCAGACCCGTCTTATTGTCACGTAAAGCAAGACGGACGCAAGCCACAAACATACCTTCGTTTTGACACAACCGCTATTGCTGACCGCAATATACATATACCTCCTAAAGCATAACGCCATGCTTGCAGCAAACTTTTTAGCCGGAAGTAATTTCTGGTTTAACTACATTGCGGCTATTGGTTTTGCTTCAGCAACCATTTGGGCAGCCATTACCTTTGTTCACCGTAGGTGGATTAGGCAGGTTACCGAACTTGTTGGAAAAGAATTAGACGCCGAATTTACTAACAAAATTGCAGAAGAGGTAAAAGAAATTCACTACGAAACTCAGTCAAACGGCGGTGGAAGTATGAAAGATTCACTCGCACGTATTGAGCGCAACCAAGAAGAGTTGCAACGTTACATTCAAAAAGTTGACAAAGCGCTAGAGCGCCACTTGGGCTATCACGAAGGGGCCGATGAATAAATGGCAAAGCACTGGGAGTTCCATCCATCCGTACGAACGGGTAAGGATAGAACCCTGGGGGAACGAGCCGCAGACAAAATGCGGATGGGAATGGGTACTTGGACGTTTTTAATAACGTTCCTAATTGCAATGGGGTTTTGGATTACAACAGGTGGTTTGGGTTTTGACCCAGCACCGTTTTTCAGATTGAATCTCATGCTTTCAATGCTTGCAGGACTACAAGGTTCAGTTCTTTTAGTTGCAGCCAAACGCGCCGACAAAATTTCGGCAGAATTACAAACTTACCATCTTAAAGTAAGCCAAGAAATGGCACAAATGATGGAAGACCACCGAAAAATGTTACAGGAGTTATCTAAGTGATAGGCATTGCTTTACTTGCAGGAATCTGCATGATTATTCAAGACTCGCTTGCGGTCATTAAATATCAAGCAGCGGCAAGAAATCGAGGTGCAATTGTTGCAGGTGCAGATGTAATCATTTGGGTTTTCTCAATTACCTGCACAACTATTGCTGCTTTTGCACTTCACGGACACAGTATGTCAGCCAAAATTGCTGTTGTTGTCTGTGTTTCAATTGCAAATGTTGTTGGAAACTTACTTGGAACTTACCTTGGAAAAAGGTTTGTTAAAGATATAGAAGAAGACGCTCAAGATGCTCGTTTAAAAGCACTTGAAGACCGTGTAATCGTTTTAGAAACTAAAGGATAATTAATGGCCGAACGCATTGCAGGACTTAGGGGCAAGGCCCCAGCAGAAAAAGTAGCAATGGGTACCCTTGAACATTACATCAAGGGTCCAATGTTTAACCCACCACGCTCTCTTGATTATTCAAACAAAGTAAAAAATTACCCAATGGCGCTTAACGACACCTATGGTGACTGTACCATTGCTGGCGTTATTCACATGCTTCAACTTGTCTATGCAGAAATTGGTGAAGAGTTTGTTTACCCCGGCGATGAAGCCGTAAAAGAAGCATACTTTCAATTAAGCGGCGGTTCTGACTCCGGACTTGTAGAACGTTCTGTTCTTCAAACATGGATGAAAGATGGACTTTTTGGCAACAAAATTTCTGCATACGCTCCAGTAAACATTAAAAACCGCAATGAAATGATGGCGGCAATTTACCTTTTTGGTTCTGTTTATCTTGGTGTAGAAATGCCACCAAACGCTGAGACACAATTTGAACAACACGAACCATGGCACATTGTTAATTTTCCAGAAGAACCTTCTGGTGGTCATTGTGTTATTGCTACTGGATACAATCGTTTTGGAATAGACATTATTACCTGGGGAGCAACTGAGTCTATGACTTGGGGTTGGTGGGAAGCCTATGGCTCAGAAGCCTGGGTTGTTATTCCCGAAATTTTTGTTGAAGCCGACCACGGCCCTGTATGGAACATTGACATACTTGCACTACAAGAGGACTTAAAATATCTTGACAACTGATATTCAACCACCGCAACATGGCGATGCCGTATTTGCGCACACATCAAATTTTTATGGATGGATTATTCGTTTAGGCCAAGCAATTCGTTGGTGGAAATATCGTTCATGGAACCACATGGCCTACGTTGACTCTGTTGACGAAGACGGTCAAGTATGGGTTTTGCAAATGGCTCGACGTTGTGAGCGTGTAAAAATTGAAAATGTTGCTCCAAAAGGACACGTTAAAATTATTCCCTGCCCACCAGATGTAAACCGAGAAATGGCAACAAAGTATGCCAGAAATCTTATTGGTACAAAATATGGCGTATTGACAATTTTCAGTATTGCAATAAATCTTTTTATGCCAGACAAACTTCGCCTTGACATTCGACAAGACGATACACTTATCTGCTCAGGCTTTGTTGCTCGAGCATGGGAGCACGGTGGCTGGAATTGCCCCGTTGACCCTTTTCAAATAACCCCTGCTGAGTTTGACAAACTTCTTGGCGGCGGCGGAACAAAAATCTACTAAGGAATAACATGGCCTATCCAGACAAGACAACGCCCCGCTCCTATGGTGGTTCAGTACCACCGGCATATATAACATCAGACATTCCGGCCTATTACACAACAGGTCAAACAATCACCATTTCTAATGCCGCTGGTTGGTATGAAATTGATGACACGGGACATGAAACTATTGACCCACTGGGTACAAGTGGTCCCTTTATTGTTGCTGTTAACATGGGGCAAATTAACGAAGAAAAGATTCTTTGTTCAGATATAAACATTGCCGATTCGGTTATTACGGTCTGGACAGATGGTACTTTAAATGGTCGTGGTTACGACGGAACTATTATTTCCACCCACAACCACCAAAAAACACAAACAAAAACTGCTGACATTTTTCACGTTTTTGGAGCCATTGAATTTCTTCAGTTTAACGAAGGTATTATTGCCGCTCTTCAAGGTGGTCAAGGTGGACAGGGCGCACAGGGTTACCAAGGTGCGCAGGGTTCTGCTGGTACACAAGGACCTCAAGGAGTTCCCGGAACGGGCACACAGGGGCCTCAGGGAGCCGCTGGAACAGGCTCACAAGGTGCACAGGGCGCACAGGGTGAACCAGGTACCGGTGGCGGTGCTCAAGGTTTGCAAGGTTATCAAGGTGCTGACGGTGCGCAGGGTCCTCAAGGAGACTTGGGGCCACAAGGTAACGACGGTGCTCAGGGTACGCAGGGTAATGATGGTCCACAGGGCACACAAGGTATCGTTGGTGCCTCATTCCCAACTTACTTAGCAGTAATTAATTCACCAGATGGAATTGCAACAGATGGAAGTTTTGTAAATCAAACTGCAACATTTACTGTTACTGATGGGCCAGACGCATATGTGTCTCCAAATCGTGTAACCCTTATTGTTAGTGGTGGGTCATGTTCTTACACGGGTTACATCTCAGATGTAATTCTTGGTGTTGGAACAACTACATTTCAAGTTTATATTGATGGCTACACAGGTACAAATAGTGGAGACCAAATTAATTGGTACATGTCTCTATCTGGTATTCAAGGTATTCAGGGCGCTCAAGGAAATGATGGCGCTCAAGGTTCACAGGGCAACGATGGAAATCAAGGACCACAAGGCGACCTTGGACCACAAGGAAACGATGGCTCTCAGGGTTCACAAGGTTCTGATGGAGCACAAGGTGCTCAAGGAGACTTTGGCCCTCAAGGAAATGATGGAGCACAAGGCTCTACTGGACCAGGATTCTATTACTTAAGCGATTATGTATCAGGACATGGATACGTTCCGGGCGCTGTTGTAAAAGGTTCAAATGACAATCTTTACATTGCAACTGGAAGTGGTGAACTAGGCGACCCCGCTACAGGAGCACCTGGATGGGAAATTTATTTACCCAAAGGTGTTCAAGGACCACAAGGCGATTCTGGAACTGGTGGTGGTTCACAAGGGCCACAAGGAAATGATGGCGCTCAAGGTGCTCAGGGTAATGACGGTGCTCAAGGCGTTCAGGGCGACTTTGGCCCTCAAGGAAATGATGGGTCACAGGGCGCACAGGGTAACGATGGTAACCAAGGTGCGCAAGGTAACGACGGAGCACAGGGTGCCCAAGGTTATCAAGGACAGGCTGACAAATACGCGACTTACAGTGCTGCTTATACAAGCATTCCAACAACTTTCCCATTCACAGACGACATTAGCGTCAATGGCGGACTTGCTTATTCGGCAGGACAGGGAATTGTTATTGCAATCAGTGGTACTGACTACGCAGTTGCAGTTGTAAACACCTACGACGCTGTTACTGGAATTCTTAACTTTACCATTTCCGCTTCAACAGATGTTCACGGAAATCCTTTTCAGGGTTTTTCATGGGGCTACGCAGTCAACCTAGATGGCGCTGTTGGTGCTCAAGGAACTCAGGGATATCAAGGTGACCAAGGACCGCAGGGTAACGATGGCTCACAAGGCTCACAAGGCTCACAAGGAAATGATGGAGCCCAGGGTTCTCAAGGACCGCAAGGCACAGACGCACTATGGAACTTTAGTGGACCATACCACCCTGGTCTTATTTACACCACAGGCGACGTTGTTACGTACGAAGGTCAAACTTGGTATCGTTTAATTTACGGCGCATCGGGAAGAACACCGGGCGACAATATTTGGTGGACACTTGTTGCTGCCGAAGGAAATCAAGGCGCACAAGGTGCTACTGGTGACCCAGGAATTTACGAATCAGCAGACGGTGTTCCACCGGTCAACGAAGATATTCTTTGGCTTGATGAAACTGTTCCTGGTTATGCTGGTCCACAAGGTTACCAGGGAACACAAGGTATTCAAGGAGCGCGCGGTTACCAAGGTTCTGTTGGTGCACAAGGTGCTAATGGAACAAACGGTACGAATGGCGCACAAGGTTCTCAAGGGACTCAAGGACTTCAAGGTTCAACTGGTTCACAGGGTTCACAAGGAAATGCGGGAACACAAGGAGC